TTGATCTCTCCTTCTCCTCTTTGACTTTATCTAAAATCCTTGCAGAGAAGTTGTCAACTTTATTTATACAACATCATCTTGCCCGAGCCGGGTACACCCACCATAAGGACGTTATGCCCTCCTGCCGCTGCAATCTCAAGCGCACGCTTCGCCTGATACTATCCCTGCACATCCGCAAAGTCATCGGTAAAGGCATTGTCTTTTGTGTCTTTGATTGGTTTTGGCGCAGAAGGAGTCAACTTCTCCGTGCCCGTCAAATGACGCACAAGCTGCGCCAGATTATCGACCGCATAGACCTTCAGTCCGTCAATCAGGAGTGCCTCGTCTGCATTGGACGGTGCAACGTAAAACTCCGTAAGTCCCTGCTCCCGCGCCGTAATCGCCATCGGAAGGATGCCGCTGATCGGACGGCAGTTCCCATCGAGAGAGAGTTCTGCCGAGAACAGTGCGCTCTGCACTGCCGCCTCGGGAACCATACCGTAGGATGCAAGGAGTCCGACGGCAATCGGCAGATCAAGCCCGGAGCTGTCCTTTCGCACATCGGCGGGCGCAAGATTCACCGTCACCCTCTCCTGCCGCAGCTGAATGCCGGAGTTCCGAATCGCCGTGCGTACCCGCTCCTTCGACTCCTTCACCGACGTATCGGGAAGCCCCACCAGTTCAAAGCCCGGCAGCCCGGGCGACACATCCACCTCAACGTCGATAATCTGTCCATCTATCCCGAGGGTCGTCGCACCATAGGTCTTTGCAAACAATGGCCTTCCCTCCTACGTTTCAAATATAAGAAAATTATAACACAGGATAGGGGAAGATGGCTAATGATTCTTTGCAAAAGAAAAGAGATTCCAAACGCTAGGTAGGGCGAATGGAATCTTCTCATTAATGAGGCATTATTCACTCATGAAGATATATTTTTCTAGTTTTAAGCCAATATTTTCCATTTCTTTAAGTAGATTTTTTTCTACCTCTTTAATATTAGTCAAATTATTTTTTTTAGAATACTGCAGTATTCCATTCACGGTTAAATACATAAACTCCTTATAGTGTATAAAAACCTCCTCATCATAAAGCTTACGAGCCGCCTCACATAAGTTTTTTGCAGGTGGGAATAGATTATCCCTTATAGCTCTAGTAGCATTATCTTCAAGATTACTAATAGACGTTCCCCTCGTTGAACCAAAATTTGATTCACAAGCATCTATTGTCCAGACTAATTCACAGGACTCTTCATCCCCCTCTCCTACTCTACGAAGTATTTTCCGTAAATCTTCTGTCTCATGAGTTGGCAGCTTGTTTACCCATTCCGTTATGCTTTTATCACAAAACAGGCGTGGTCCCTTCCCTCTTGATTCCGCTTTAACAGCTTTAAGAAAAGTTTCGCCACTTATATTCCAAGCTCTTTCTAGTTTTTTGTCAATAATATTTCTTATCTCAGAAATATATATATTCTCGCGTTCACCTTGTGCAATGCCTCCTCGAAATAAAATAGGTTCAGCTTTATGCGGGTGAAAATCAATTCCATCATAATCAATAAAATGCTCTGAATCCACGCACTCCATATCTAAAAAATTTTTTTGAAAAGACTTAGCGGATAACATAAATACTGTAGCCATAAAATATGAGAGATTTCTCATGAACAAAGGAGTATCGTTTTTGGAAATAATCACAATCGAATCACTGGCGCTAATGAAATAGTCAAATGTACTAAATCTACTTCTTTCTGAAAGCGCCCAACTTTCTTTCGGATTATGTTTTTCAAACTCCTCTTGAGGATAGAGTTTATCGTCCATAAACGCTGTTTTCATTCTATCCTGAACTATACATAATACATCATTAACCTTAGCCATATCTTGCTTTATGAGTCTGGAAAATCCTAAAATATCTAAATACGCTATAAGCATTTCGCTTCCCCCTCATGACTAACTTCCTTAAAAAGACATAACACAGAAAATATGTCTTTACCAAAGCTTTTTCAAAAACGTATGAGGCTAACCATGTATCACTGTAACATTTTTGGTACAGATTGTATAACATAGATCACTCCGCATCAAATCATCCTTTACCACGCTCCGCAATTTCCGCGTGATAAAATGCAATCTTATTATCGAGTGCCTCCATATGTGCGTGCAGCTTCTCCACCTCTGCCGCAAGATTGGCGCGATGCGCTGTGAGCATTTCCATCCGCACCGAAAGGGTGCCATCGCCCTCTGCCCGCAATGCGGCATAGCGCCGAATCTCCCGAATTGGCATCCCCGTCTCCTTGAGTCGCAGGATGAATGCTGCCCACGCAACATCTCGTTCAGAGTAGCACCGCCGATTCGCCACCGTACGCTCCGGCAGGAGCAGTCCCTCATGCTCATAATAACGCAGCGTATGAATTCCCAGCCCCGTTTTCCGTGAAAATTCACCAATACTATATTCCATAAAATCCTCTCCTTGACATAGAGTATACTCTACATTGTAAAGTAGTGCCAGAAGGAGGATTTCATCATGAGCAAACAAAACAACAGATACACCGTCATCACGGGAGCAAGCTCCGGCATCGGAGCGGCGACAGCAAAAGCATTCGCTGAGCGCGGACACAACCTCATCCTTATTGCACGGCGCACAGAGCGACTAAATGCCCTAAAGGAAGAGATTCTTGCCGCACATCCGGCACTGGACATCGTTATCAAAACTGCCGATCTCTCTTCTGTCGAGAACGTCACACAAGTCTATGATACAATAAAAGCCTTACCTATTGGGACATGGATCAACAATGCGGGCTTTGGAAGCTATGGCGCAGTCGGCACATCCAACCTTGACAAAATCAGACAAATGCTTCATCTAAACATCGAGGCACTGACCGTCTTTTCCACACTCTTCGTACGAGACTTCGCTGAGATAGAAGATACGCAGCTGATCAACATTTCCTCCGTCGGCGGCTACACCATTGTCCCAACTGCTGTCACCTACTGCGCAACAAAATTCTATGTCAGTGCATTCACCGAGGGACTCGCACATGAACTAATAGCACGCGGCGCGAAGCTCCGTGCAAAGCTCCTTGCCCCCGCTGCAACGCAGACCGAGTTCGGCGCAGTCGCGAACAACAACGCCGCCTATGACTATGACAAGGCGTTCGGCACCTATCACACAAGCAACCAAATGGCAGAGTTCCTTCTTGCCCTATACGATAGCGACCAGACAATCGGTATCGTTGATCGCGAGACCTTCGCATTTCGTTTGTGCCTGCCACAGTTTCCTTATGCGAGAGGTTCTGCACATAATCAAAATGTAGTCGATGAGTAATTAAGCCATCTCCTTATAATGCACCGTCAACGTATGCAGTCTTGTGCGGATCACATCTCTGAGTGCCAAAGGCTCGACTGTTTGCACTGCATCCCCATAGTGGATAAAGTAATCCGCGATGAACTCCTCCTCGCCCACATTGTAAAATCCATGGATATAGTACCGCCCATTCTCCTCCACAAGTCGCATGGATGGATAGTGTTCTTTATAAAAGAAATCCCGTCCCTGTGCCGTAATCTCGACGACAAAGGAGAGTGCATCGACACGGCAATAGAGATCCTCTGCGGGATGAGCAAAGGACGAGAGAGGCATCCCCGCCACATCCCTACACTCCTCCACCGCAGTGATGCGGTCACACCGAAAGACACGCGCCTGCCCCATCTCGAAATCATGTGCCGTCCCATACCACTGCCCATACGCTGCGCGAATCTCGAAGAACTGCACTGTATAGCGGCGCAGTTCTTTCTTTTGATAATAAATCACGCAGGGCTGCTCCCGTACAGCAAACTGTAAAATATCCCGCAAACATGCACTCTCATTCGCGTGCTTCGTTACATCGAGGCGCAGAATATCCGCGATGCGGTGCAGAGATGTCCTGTGGAGAGGGGCGCATTCCTCAAATTTTTCCCGCAGACGCACCACATCCAGATGAAACGGCGTCGTCTGATAGGCATCGAGTGTACGCATGGCAACGTAGAGCGCATACATTTCGTCCACGGTAAAAAGGATCGGCGTAAGTATACGATTCGGTAGAATCCCATATGACCCGCCACGTCCTGTGCGGGTAAAAATTGGCAGTCCCAACTCCTCAAGTGCACGCACATCGCGCAGAGCGGAGCTGCGCGAAATACTGTATCGCTCCATCAGATCACGCAGTCGAAAAGAGTTCTTTCCCGAAAGATAACGTATCATATCGTTCAGACGCTCGGATTTATTCATACACATCCTCCATAAAGGTGCCGCAAATTGACACCTTTTTATACTATACTACAACTATTCCACAAAGAAAAGGAGTATGGATATGAACATGAGTAACGAATTTCTGCGCCTGATGGCAGCACATCAAGACCTCGCACTTGCAACATCGGTGGACAATACGCCCCATGTGCGCATTGTGAATTTTGTCTATGCAGAGGAGAAAAAGCTCGTCTACTTCGCAACCTTTCCAGACAATGCAAAGGTTGGTGAAATCGACGCAAACCATACAGTTTCGTTCACCACGATCCCTCATGACGGGGGAACGGCACACGTCCGTGCCATCGGCACTGCCGCGAAGAGCAAGCGCAGTATCTTCGACCTCGCCGATACATTCACAGCAAAGATTCCGGGCTACGACGAAACAATTGCTGCGGTCGGTGACGCACTCATTGTCTACGAGATCACATTTCCCACTGCGACAGTGACCGTCGATATGGAACACAGTGGAACGGTGACGATTTGAGTGTTGCTGCCCCATACCGATGATTGAAGGGCATCTTTCTTAGGGCGACTGAAAGGTCGTCCTTTTTGCTGCGTCTGTTGCGAGGCTACTTCTGGTAAATGGAATCTTCTGCGTGATGGAATCTTTTGCGTGATGGAATCTTTTGCGTGAAAGGTGATCTCTTGAATTTATATCTTCATCCCCCAACACCAATTTCAATCCCGCCTTTGAAAACAACGACCACCAGCCCGTCCTCCTTGACCACAACGTGATCGAGCAGTCCGGCCCATAGCTCCTCATCAAACGCAACCTGCTCCCCGTCGATACCGCATACCGCTTGAATCATGCCCTCCAAGGTATTTCTCTTGCTCTCCCTCTCGGCAATTTGCTCGTCCAACTTCTCCAAACTCCCCTGCTTTTCCAGATAGCGTGCGCGAATCTCATTCTCTTGATTCAGATACGCATTCTGGTCCTGTGCTACCCGTGCATTCTCACGAATCAGTTTTTCAAGCCGTTCTGCCAAAACGCCGAGTTCCTGCTCTACTTTATCCCGTTCCTCCGTCAGCTCTACCGTTTGGCAAACGTCGTCAATCAGGGATTGGAGTTCCACAATCACCTTCTCTTTGACTTCCACCAAGGAATTCAGTGCCTTGACGAAAATTCGTTTGATTTCCTCTTCCGTCAAATGCCGTGTGCTGCACGGCTTGCCCTTGTGGGCGTATTTCTTGTTGCAGCGGTAGATGACTCTGCGGTACTTATCCGTGGAGTGCCACACCTTCGCACCGTACCACCCGCCGCAACAGCCGCATCTGATCTTGTTCGCAAAGATGCTCACGCCGCTGTGCTTGCCTCTCTTTTCGCGCTCCTTGATTTCTGTCTGCACAAAGTCGAACAAGTCCGGCGGGATGATCGCCTCGTGATGTTCCTCCACATAGTACTGCGGAATCTCACCCGCATTCTTCCGTCGCGTCTTATCGAGGAAGTCCGCCGTATACTCTTTCTGGATCAGCGCATCGCCACGATACTTCTCGTTTGTGAGAATGGAACGCACCGTTGAAATGTACCACTTGTCCTTTCCCGACGGGGATTTGATGCAACGCTTCTCCAACTCCTTGGTGATGGCATAGAAGGATCGCCCGCCAAGGAAGAGTTTGTAGATGAGCCTTACAATTTTCGCCTGTTCTTCGTTGATTTCGAAGTCCTTGTCATAGCCGAGAAAAGCACTGTAGCCCACACTGGTCTTGCCCTCAGCGAACTGCTTCCGCTTTCCCCATGTGGTGTTCTCCGAGATGCTGCGGCTCTCCTCCTGCGCTAGGCTGGACATAATCGTTATAAGGAGTTCTCCGCGCGTGTCGAACGTCCAGATGTTCTCCTTCTCGAAGTAAATCTCTACACCGTTTTCCTTGAGCTTACGGACATTCTGCAGCGAGTCCACGGTGTTTCTTGCGAAACGGCTGACAGACTTTGTGATGATGAGGTCGATCTTGCCGGCAAGGGCATCCTCGATCATCTGGTTGAACCCGTCACGCTTCTTTGTGTTGGTGCCGCTGATGCCCTCGTCCGAATACATACCGACGAAATCCCAGTCTGCACGGCTCTCGATGTAGTTCTTGTAATGCGCCATCTGCATTTCGTAACTGGAAGCCTGTTCTTCATGATCGGTCGAAACTCTGGCATATCCTGCCGTTCTGCGCCGCCTTGGTTCTGCCGTAACCTCAGAACGAAAGATTTTAGGGCTTGCCGGGATTACCCGCACTGTCTTTGCCATCGGTAGGCACCTCCTTCTTTGAGTTGAAATATGACCTCATCGTCGGATATGATGATCCGCTCGACGTTCTGCACAATCTTGCCCTCGTAGCCATTGCAAAAGAAGGATGCCGCAGCTTCCCTCAGCTCGGATTCGGGCAATCTCCTCAGTTGGCACTTTGTGCGTGGCTGACTGCAAGACCACACCTTAGTTCCCTTCGTCCATGTATCCCGCTCACACTTGCTGCCGCAGGAAGTACAGTAGACTTTGTTCGTAAAGGGATTACTGCCGCGCTGCCCGTTGTAGATGCGGGCAGTCTTTTTTATGCGTCCGTTGACAAGATGGAAGTCGATTCGATCACCGTGAATGACGATCTTGGACACCTTTCGCCGAAGTTTTGTGGCATCGAAATCTTCCTTCTCCATGACGTCTCTGACCGCAGCCACAAGCTCCTCTTCCCTGATTGGACGGCTGTCACAGGATTCCCTACCTTTCCGCTCTCTTGTGTTGCAGCCCCATCGCCTGTACTTCCCAGCGGTTCTTCTGCTGAAGCCGCTGCCGCAGCATCCGCATTTCACCATTCCGGAAAACGGAAGAAGAACAGGATTCCGATTGGCCGCCCCTTCGGCTCTCCGTTTCCGTATCTCCTGCACCTTGTCGAAATCTTCCTTTGACACCAGAGGCTCGAACACTCCATCCACCAGATAAAGCGGCAGTTCGCCTTTATTCCGTTTGCGGATATGCCCCTCGCTGATGTAGTTCTTCTGCAGTGCCATTGTGCCCGTATAGGAGATGTTGGAGAGGATGTCCTTTACTGTGGTCTGCTCGATTGGTCTCCCCTGCCGCCCCGTGATTCCACGTCCCGCGAGTATCTTTGAGATGGCGTATGCGGATTCTCCTGCAAGGTATCTGCGGTAAATCTCCTTGACGATCTCGCCCTCTGCTTGGATAATGCGGAACATCTCACCGTCCCATCGGTAGCCGTACGGTGCTTTATGCCCGTTCGGGATCCCCTGTGCGAACCGCCTCCGCACGCCCCATCGGATGTTGTCGCCGATGCTTCTGCTCTCTTCTTGAGCAAAGGATGCAAGCAGCGTCAAGAGCAGCTCCCCCTTCACGCTTACTTTGATACAACGACATTTTTCCTCTGAACCCTTACATTTTTCCTGTACTCTGACATTTTTCAGGGTGTCAAAATACAAAGAGAGCGGGAGTCGGCTTTTCTCACCGACTCCCGCTCATCGTTTATCTGTCCAATTTTATCTTGCTCCCGTCCTTGAAGGTGACGGTCACTTTACTCTTATCGTGCACGGTGATGAAATCCACCATCGAGAGCCAGAGGTCGTCATCGAACGTGTCGATTAAATCCTGTTCTCTCAGTTTTTCCAGAAAAATGGAAACTTGCTCGCCACGGACTGTTCGGTCGCTTATCTGTTCGACGATCTCATCATACCGCTTCTTTGCGCTTTCGTACCGCTCGACAAGGCTTTGGTAGCGTTCCTCGTATGCCGTCTGGTCTTGGGCAATACGGGCATTTTCCTTAATGCAGTCCTCCACCAGTCTTGCCGTGACATTCAGTTCATTTTCCAGTGCCCTGCGCTCCTCGACAAGTGCCGTGGTGGAGAACAGCTTTTCCCGCATCATTTCGTAGGTAGAGATCATCTCCTCTTTTTCGGCAAGCAGCAGATTGACTGCTCGAACAAACAGTTCCTTGATTTCGTCCTCTGTAAAATGCGGCGTGCTGCATTTCGTGCCACGGAACTTGTGATTGCATTGCCAGACGATCCGCTTGTATCGATCTGTGGAGTGCCACGTTTTCGAGCCGTACCAAGAACCACAGTCGCCGCATCTGAGCTTGCTTGAGAAAATGCTGACGGAACTTATCCTGTTCTTCCCCCGCTTGCGCCCCTCCATCATCCGCTGCACCATGTCGTAAACATCCGGGTCGATGATTGGCGAGTGACTGTGCTCCACAAAGTAACTGGGAACTTGCCCCGTATTCTTGACGGTTTTCTTGGTCAGAAAATCTGGGGTAAATGTCTTTTGGAGAAGTGCCCGCCCACAGTATTTCTCGTTACGAAGGATGCTGCTCACGGTACTGTCACTCCACCGGGTTTTTCCACTGGGCGTTTTGATGCCTTCCTCGGTCAGCACCTTCGCTATGCCGTAAGGAGACATACCCTTGATGTAGAGCGCATAAATCCTGCGGATCACCTTTGCCTCTTCCTCGTTGATGACAAGCGAACCATCCGCGCCCTTGTCATAACCGAGAAAATGGCTGTAGCCGAGGCTGAATTTCCCGTCCGTCATTTTCTTGCGGATGCCCCAATTCACATTCTCTGAGATGGAGCGAGATTCCTCCTGACTGAGGCTCGCTAAAATGGTCAATAGCATTTCCACTTTAGGATCAAATGTTTTAAGGTTCTCTTTCTCGAACCAAACCTCCACGCCATGCTCTTTCAGTTTTCGTATGGTTGTGAGGCTGTCCACGGTGTTTCTCGCAAAGCGCGACACAGATTTCGTGAGAATCAGTTGGATTTTGCCGTCCAGGGCATCCTGCACCATCGCCTTGAACGCCTCACGCTTCCGGGTATTGCAGCCGCTGATTCCTTCATCGGCGTATACCTTGACGAACGCCCAATCCGCACGGCTCTTGATGTACCGCTCGTAATAATCGCATTGGGCGGCATAGCTGCTCTGCTGCTCCTCCTCATCCGTAGAAACCCGCGCATACGCCGCAACTTTACGCTTTTCTGTGGCAGATAAGGGCTGCGCCGAGAATTTATTGACGCTGGCGGGGATGACCGTTACGCTTCTCATTGTCTATTCGCCTCCTTGTGGCAATGCGCTGTTCCTGCTTTTTCAGTTCAACCGCCCGCCGCTTTTGGACGGTATCGAACAGTTCTTTGCTGACAATCGGTGCGTGGTCATTCTCGATAACCTCATCTACACCGCTTTCCGTAAACTGTCCCTTAATGTTTCGATTGCCGATGTAGAAATCGCTGTCGAGAACTGTTGTTACCACACGGCGGGAAAATCTGCCCCGAATGCTCTGATAGCCCTTGGATTCGAGTTCACGCGAAATGTCGGAGATGTTCCATCCCTCGGCATAGTATTGATACACCAACTGCACGGCTTCTGCCTCTTTTGGAACAATCACATAACCGTTCTTGCTCCATGTGTAACCGAAGGGCTTTCTGTGCGGGTCGGTGTATTTCTTCTCGTCCTGACTGAAATAATGGATGCGGGCGGTTTTCACCGTGCCATCATAAAAATGGAAGACGAGACTGTCCGTATCGGTGGTGAGAATCTTCTCCACGGTCTTGGCAAACACATCCTCATCAAATTCGGATAACCCCAGAACCTCACGACACGCCTCCCACAGCCGATACCCGCGGATGTTCCTTGCATCGCACATTCGCTTGTGAATTTTGCCGTAGCAAAACCAATGCTCCTGCAAGCCGTCATGTCTGTTGGTTTTGGTCACGCCCTTGACGAAATGTGCGCCGCATTTGCTGCAGATGATTTTTGCCGAGAAACAACTCGGCTTTACAATGCGATGTGCCGCAGGATTGAACTCATAGCTCGCCTTGATTTTCTCCTGCACCTTCTCGAACGTCTCGCGCTCGATGATCGGCGCGTGATTATCGGTGACAAGGTAGCGCGGAAGCTGCCCCGTGTTCTTGAAGACATTGTGCGTCCGAGGGTTCTCCGTAAAATACCGCTGAAGAATGACATCGCCGACGTAAACCGGATTCTCCAAAACATAGTGGATGAACGGTATCGAACAGGCATGTCCGTTCTCCTTGAGCCATTTTGCTGTGCGCCCAAGAGGGACATCCTTTAGGAAGTTATCGAATATGACACGGACAGCCTCTGCCTCCTCCTCACAGACAACGAAGGTTTCTCCATTCCAACGATAACCGTAAGCTGCGACATGCCATTGCTGCCCTCGCTCGAATTTCTTCCGGATCGCCCATTTGGCATTCTCGGACTGGCTGCGGCTTTCCTCTTCCGCAAAGCCTGCCAAAATGCTGAGTAAAAGTTCACCATCAGACGAGAGGGTATGTATATTCTCTTTCTCAAACCGCACTTCTACGCCGATGGACTTTAGATGGCGCACGGTTTCCAATAGATCAACCGTGCTGCGGGCAAACCGCGAAATGCTCTTGCAGAGAACAATGTCGATTCGCCCGGCATTGCAGTCGTCGATGAGACGCTGAAATTCTGCTCTGCGTCGGATGTCGCCGCCGGAGATTCCGCTGTCTGCATAAACGCCGACATAAATCCATTCAGGATTCCTTTGGATAAGTTCGCTGAAATAGCTGATCTGCGCGGAAAGCGAGTGGTTCAGCCGATCCGATTCCATCGAGATACGGGCATACGCCGCTACACGTTTTCTCGGCTTTAGGACGGTAACCGTAGGCTCGATTTTTCTTACCTCAGGCACTCTATCAACCTCCTTTCTTCTACTATATATTGCTCTGTGAAGCGGATTTATCAAGTATTTTCCGAGATAAGCCGACCAAGATACGGCTGATATTTTGCAAGGAGCATGGTGTCGATTTCAGCATACTCATCCGCTGTGATGAGCCCCTTTGCCCGCATGGTCTTTGCTACGGAGAGCGACATGTGGTAGAGCATATCCGCGCGGTACTGGTCTTTACGCATGGACACCACCACCTTGAAACCGCTCTGCGACATAACAGGCGTGGGAGCAATACTTCCTGTGCTCACGCCGATAGGCAGAAAATGTCCTGCCGCAATGAGCGCAGCGATAGGTTTCGCCTGTCGGCTTATTCCCTTTGTCACGATTCCTGCTCCACCATGTCTCCCGACACTGAACCGAACAGAACTTCCGCTGCTTTCTCTTTGGTATCTGCACAAGCGGCTTACCGCAAGCAAGGCACACAGCAAATGAACGATTCCCCGTCAGTTCGTTGTTTCGACAAAAGGACTTCACCGTATTGACAGATATGCCCATCAGCAGGGCAATCTTTTTATATCCGAGGCCATCTCTGCGCAGCACGTGGATTTGTTGTTTCTGTTCTTCTGTCATAGCAAAAACACCTCCTGCGAGGTAGCCTTGGCAGGAGGTGAAAAAGGACGTTTTTTAGTCTTTCTGATAGAAATTACATTCAAAACCATCGGCGCGGAGCAGAAGTCCGTCTGCCCAAGGTGGAGTTCTCGTCATCTGCTCACACACAGAGGAAAGAGAGACGCGCTCATCGCATTCGATGATGAGTTCGTCATGGACGTGCGCGACAATGTCCATCGTTCGCAGCGTCTGCATGGCGTAGCAGAGAATGTCACGGCTGATGGCCTGCGTGATATTCTCCACGAGCTTCGGGCCGTAGGATTCGATCCGCGCCCACTTTTTCGAGAGATCCAGTCCCATGTAGGTGATGGATTCACCACCGAACTGATTCTCTCCGATGCGCGGTTTTACGTAGGAAAGCCGTCTGCTGCTCGGAAGCTCAATGAACATCATACCGCCCTGATAGATGAACCGGATTCCGTGCGTGACCTTCGTGCTGCGCTCCTTGATGCAGTCCTTTGCCGCACGATCCACTGCCCACCAAAAGTCCACGATGTTCGGATTTGCCGAACGCCACGCATCCACGAGCGGCTTTAGTTCCTCTTCCTTCATCCCGGACTCCAATGCGCCGAATGCCTTCAGCGCACCGACGGATCCGCCGTAGCCACTCGACAACTCCGCTACCTTCCCGTACTGTCTCAGATGCCCGTTCTCGCCGTGCTTGACCACATTGCAGTGAAACATCCGGCTTGCCGTGGCGCAGTAGATGTCGCCGTCATCAGCGAATACATCCATGCGCCATCGCTCCTTTGCAAGCCAGGACAGCACCCGTGCCTCAATGGCAGAGAAGTCCGCGACGATGAATTTCCTGCCTTCCTTGGGGATGAAGGCAGTGCGAGTGAGCTGAGACAGCACGTCCGGAACGGATTCATAGAGCATTTCCAGTGCATCATAATTTCCCTGCCGCACGAGGGCACGCGCACACTCAAGGTCGATGAGATAATTTCTTGGAAGATTTTGTAATTGAATGTGGCGTCCCGAAAACCGCCCGGTACGGTTCGCACCATAGAACTGGAACATACCCCGTGCACGACCATCCGAGCAAACGGTATTCTGCATTGCCTGATATTTCTTCACCGAGGACTTTGCAAGCTGCTGCCGAAGTTCCAGTACTTCCTTCAGCGGAGTGGGAACATTGGCAAGGAGGGCAGTCACGGACTTCTTGTCGAGCGACTCGGTTTCAACGCCCTGCTCCTTGAGCCATGCCTTCATCTGCATCACGCTATTCGGATTCTCAAGCCCCGTCAGAGACTTCATCCTGTCCAACAGTTGATTTTTCGTAATCTCGTCAATCTGGACGGCATTCTCCACCAAGGGCATATCCAGACGTATCCCACGGTCATTGATCTCCTGGTCTAGCACATACTCCTCCCATACCGACGGAGGCACAGGATATTTGGACAGACGCTGTTGAATTGCCATCTCCACTTCGACATCACGACGGTTGTACGACTTGAAGAGTTCCCACTTCTCTCCTGTAGGCTCATGGAACGGAGGCGTTGAAAAATAGCGGATGAGTGCCTTGCCCTCGTTCATTTTCTGCTCTTCCAGTCCAAGTACTCTACCCACAGCAGCAAGTGAGAGCGGCAAGCCCATGTAGGCAGACCAGACCATTGTGCATCGCCAACTGCGGGGACTCAGAAATCGGGCATCCTCGGCAGTGCGAAGCATCCCCAAGTCCGACAAGTAGCGCGACAGGCACACTCGCTCAAAGTTGGCATTGAACGCCCACTTGATGACGCTATCATCCGTCAGCGCATCCAGAATCTCCTGCGGAATCTGCTCTCCATTGGCGAGGTCAATGACCTCCACCGCGCCTCCATCCACGGCATAGCCGAAAAGCAGGATTGCAAAGTCCTCAGCTTCGGCATAGCGATAAACGCCGCTTTTCCCAATATCTACGCTGCTCCGAGTTTCAAGATCGATAGAAATGGACTTCATGTCACTTCTCCTTCCGTGACAAAGGCAGCGAAGACGAATCCCCGCTGCCCGTGTCACCTAATCTTATTTAGCTGAGAAAGTCTTCGTCCTCATCGGCGAAGTCATCCTCGGCACGTGTCTTGCCTCCAAGCGGATCCCCGTCGGAAATCTTCTGCAGGTTGTTCAGCCCACAGGCAATTCCGCGATTGCCGTTGCTGTTGAATGCGTAGAAGTTGATGCTTGCACGTCCGTAAACGCCGGAGTAAACCTCCGAGTGCTCGATGATCGGATTGCGGGCGGCATCCACGATACCGGGAGCTGTGGCCGAGTTTGCATTGATGAAGTAGCTGTCCTTATACGCCTCATCGTCCGGGCGTTCCGTATCGCCGTCACGGAGCGGAGTCTTAATCGCCGTGAGCGCAGGAACGGACTTGCTGTTTCCCTTGAGCTTTGACTGCCCTTCCTCGTATGCCGCCTGAATGGCATTTTTGACTGCTGTCACGGTCTTGGTGTCACTCTTGGGAATAATGAGCGATACGCTGAACTTCGGCGCACCGCCGTTGATGGACTTTGCCTGCCAGACGTTCGCATAACTCCAACGTGTCTTGACTCCCGTGATCACTTTTGTCGGATTCATAACTTTTGCCATGATGTGTTCTCCTCAACTTTCCTTAAAATCTTCTGCTGCGGTATTCATCACAGGCCGCTTGTCGCTCATCGGAGCGAGGGTTGGTTTCCCCTGCGGCTTGACAATGAAACCGCCGAGCAGTTCCTCAAACTTACTTTTTCCGAGCAGACCGGTCATTGCCGTAATCCCGAGCAGTTTCTGCTCATACGGCTCGAAGCCCGCTTCTTTGACGGTTTTGGCGACCGCCACCTCGTCGGTGTACTTCCGATTCGAGCGGCCTTCCACCAGTTTCCAGTCCGTCCACTGTTTTCCTTGGATCGCCCGCTGCAGGGCGTAGTCCTTGATGTCGCTGACCCATGCGGCGAGCGTGTCGGCTTTTGCAAGCACCGCTTCTACCTCTGTGTCCTCCAAGGTCGGCGGCATCTCGAAGTCATACCGGGCGAGTTCCAGATTGTACTCTGCCCGCTTGCGGCAAGTCGCCTTGATCCTGCAGAACTGGCAGTGCGCGCCGGCACAGAACTCACCTTCTCCTGCGTGTGCCAACTTCGCGGCAGGAACGAGCGTATCTTCCGCCCATGTCAGAAGGTCGGATTTCGAGATGCTGAACTCCGAGATGTTGGCAAGACGCGGTTGGAAGATCACCATCCGTACCTCGTCTATGTCGTACAGGCCATCGAACATCTGGATGCAGCCGAGCGCGTAACACATCATCTGCGGATTGTGGTTGGCACTGACCTCGATGCCCTTGCCGTGCTTATAGTCCACAATGCAGACGGTCTTACCCGAAATGATGAGCGTGTCGGCTGTGCCGAAGCCATCCGGCACAAACGCCGAGAAATCGACGCGCTGCTCCACCGACAC